TTTTTTGCTCATTTTTTTTGCTCATTTTTTTTGCTCATTTTTTTTGAGTAATTGCTCATTTTTTTGAGTAATTGCTCAATTTATTTTGCTCAATTTATTTTGCTCATTTTTTTTGCTCATTTTTTTTGAGTAATTGCTCATTTTTTTGAGTAATTGCTCAATTTATTTTGCTCAATTTATTTTGCTCAATTTATTTTGCTCATTTTTTTGAGTAATTGCTCATTTTATTTTGCTCATTTTATTTTGCTCATTTTTTTTGAGTAATTGCTCATTTTTTTGCTCATTTTTTTTGAGTAATTGAGTAATTGAGCTAGTTAATTAAGTTATGCTCATTTTTTACTCATTTTTTTTTGAGTAATTTATACCATGTTATATATGATTACTACACTTTTTTAAGTTTTTTTTAAAAATTTCAGATACTTCTATATAAAAAATGTAAAAACGACATTTTGAAAATGTCGTTTCTACGAAAAATCTTTTTCAAGATTGAAAAAAAATATTAGAAATCTTAATTATTGTTTAAACATTTAGGAATTATTATTTTAATATTTAATGTTTAATATTTTCATATTTTCATATTTTTATATTTCTATCAATAAATTCTTTATATTCAATTTCTCAATTTCTCAAAATATATATTTTAAAAAAAGAACTTAAAGTTTTTTTCTCAACCTATTATATAAAATGTCTGACATTAAGGAAATTACCAAAGAATTCTGTTGCGAATGCTGTGCGTATGCCACTAACAAAAAATCAAATTTATCTCGTCATTTGGTCTCAAAGAAACACCTAAAAAAAATGAATGGAGAAGAAACTTCAAGTATCAAAGAAGAAAAATCAAAAACAAGAAAACCAAGAACTTCAAAGAAAAATGTTACTGAATCATCAGTTCAAACTGATATTGTTGATACTATCGAATCTGACGTCAAAACTCAAATTGAAGAACTAAGAAAAATGTATGAAATGCAAATTAATGAACTTAAAGAAGAAAATGAATCATTGAAGGATAACATTGAATTATTACAACAAGAAAAAGAAGAATTACAACAACAAATTGAAATTGCAAATGAAGAAATTTCAAAAAATGAATATCAATCAGAATCATTAAAAAATGATAATGAAAATCTTAAACATCAAAAATTAGCATTAGAAGATAAAATTATTTATAATTTGAAATGTAGAATGCAAGATGAGATGGAAATCATTGAAGAAAAAAAAATGATAGAAAAATTTAATATTAATTGTAAATTTGAACAACTCAATCAAGAAAAATCTAATGATGAAATAATTACAAATTTAAAAAATAAACTTGAAAAAATACAAGAATTTACGTACAATAACATAAAAAATGTCAAATCTAATAACCCAGTAATCAAAATGGTAATTGAAGAATTTAAACCAGAAGAACTAGCATCAAACTGTGTCAAGAATAAAGAAGATAATTATTTAACAAGAGAAAATTTTGAATTATTAAATAAAGAAAATTTATCATTAACTGATGAATTAATTAAACTAGAAGAAGAATTAAATTTAATGAAACATGAATTATCAAATTTGAATATTGAAAAATGTACACTAGAAAATGATAATGATAAAAAAAATAATAAAAAGAAAAATTGTAAAAAAATAAAAAATGATAATTTGAAAAATCCAATGGAAATTTATAAAGAATTATGTCGTGATACAAAATTTAACGATAAAATTATGAATAATTCTTTTATTGATAAAAGTAATAAATGTGAAATTGTCAAAATGAATTTAATCAAATCTATTAATAGTGAAGATTGTCAAACAAAACCAGCAAAATTATATCAACGTATATTTACTTCAGTGATTGATGAAATGAATTCTAAAAATATAAACTTCATTAGATGTATTGATACACGTAGAAATAAATTTGAAATTCATGATGGAACTGAATGGAAAAAATATAATGAACATGAATTTGAAGATATTATTAAAATATTAACAAATGATATAAGCAATTCATTGCTTAATGCTATGTCAAATACAATATCAAATATTGACAATGTTGAATTTATGAAAATATATAAAAAATCAAAAGAATGTTTTTTGAGTGAAGAGGGTACAAAAAGTGAAATTATAGTATCTATGTTGAATCCATTGTATGATGATAATTTAAACTTCAATAAAAGTATGATTAACTTATGTAAAAAAATATGTGAATGTAATGAAAAAAATATCTCAAAAAAATCTTCAAAAAAATCTTCAAAAAAAATACAATATGATAGTGATACAGATGATGATGACAGTCATAGTGATAGTGATGATGACAGTGATGATGATTAAACATATTAATTAAATAATTGATATGATTATTATTCTTGTTCTTGTTCTTGTTCTTGTTCTTGTTTCAATGATGAATCTAATTTTTTTTTAAGTTTTTTTTCTTTGTAAACTTGACGCCTCTTTTCTAAATATTTATCATGTTTTTCTTTATCTTCAATCATTTTTGCATAATGTTGTCTATTTCTTTCGTTAACGAGTTCCTTATTTTTCTTATTGTATTCACGCATTCTGTTGAGATGATTTTGATAATATTTTTCAGATGTTGTCAATTCAGTTTCTCTTAATTCTTCCATTTATATAATATGTAAAGAAAATAATTTTTAAATTACTTTTTACTAAATAATTTGAATTCTCCTTTTACTGCTTTGTATCCAGCTTTTTCTAATCGATTTTCACGTTTTGCCCTATCTGAAGCCTTGATACTCACAATTTTACCTTGTGGATTTTGTTTTAAATTTTCTTTACGTAATCCGCCTGAGGTTTTTTTTGCATTTCCATGATACACTTCTGCTCTTGAGCCAATTGTTTTGATTGATTCATCCATGATTGTATATTGAATTTAGAATAAAATTTTTTAATTTTAATTATTTATTTATTATAAAAATACTTAAAAATTATTTTCTTTACATATTATATAAATGGAAGAATTAAGAGAAACTGAATTGACGACATCTTTATTTTTGAAAGAACGCTCTATCGATGATGAATATCCAGGAGATATATTGTATATTTGTTGTACTGAATTATCTCCAACATTCGAACATTTTTTTGTGGCAGTTACTAAAAAAATATTTCATGATTTTGAAGAAAAAACTCGTTCTAAATTATGTAGTGATGATAGTATGGTCAGAGACAAAGCTACAATGGAATGTTTACGTAATATTTCAGGAACAACAAAAACTTTTGATAAATGTAAAAGAAATATAGAAGAATTGAAGAGACATGCAAAAAATGGCGATGTAGAATATGAAGATTTTTGTAATAATGTGATAATTTATTATGCATGCATGAGAGTATTATTTCATAAACCAATTCCACTCATAGAACACTCACAAATAATTAAACTTATGAATATAATAGAAGAGAAACAGCGTAGCGAATGAAGTGATTTAAAAAAATTTGTTGTCATATGCGAGAGCAATATGATAGCAAAAAGCATTTGAAAAATTTGTGGTGAATTGGTGTTAATTCAAAAATAATTGTTTCAAATTTTCTTTTCCTCTTTCAGCTGTTTCTACTGCTTCTTTCAAAGTTGAAAAAAAAACTTCATCACCAATTACATCTACGTCAAATGATTTCACTAAAATATATTCATTTACAATTGGATAAACGTGCGTACATCCATACTTCAATGGTATTACTACTTTAATTTTTTTGTCATCTTTATCGAATACTATAAATGGATTATTCATAAATCTATCAAATATTTTTTGTTGTTCATCTGTGTATTTTTTTTTTTCAACTTGACAAATTTCGGTCGTTTGTTTATTTCCCATTTACATTAACTTAATATTTTAATTATTACCTTAATTACGAATTGCAAATCCATATTTATTCATAACATGTTCGACAAGCCATTCATCATTATTCCAATATTGATATTCATCTCTGAGTTCAAAAACGTAATTATGTAAAAAGTTATTTGAATCATCATAACACATTACTTGAATTGTAGCATATTTATTTAACTCTAAACTTATAACTTTAATTTTAATTTTAGTTATCACTTGTATCAAATCGCAAGGTTGAACATTTATGTATGGTTCCATTTTATATATTTGCTTAAGAAAAAAAATTACCCAATTCTCGTAAATCTAAATTGTGATAGTAAATCATCATTCATGAATTGAACTCTACTTGCCGTTCCATATGAAACACGAACCATGAAGAAGTATTCAGTTCCATTAGAACCATTAGCTACAAATCCAGCGGTGTTCAATGAAATTCTACTTCCTACTGGAAATAAACTTGCACCATTACCGTGGAATAACGCTAAATTACGAGATTGCGATAATGATGAACTTGACAATGAATATCCAGCAGTACATTGTGATATCGATGTAGTTCCAGTGATTGTTCTTATCTCAGCATTCACTGTGAATAAATAACTACCAGCATCTAATACGACTGAACCAACGTTGTATAAAGTTCCTGATGCCATTATGAATGTTGCTGTCAGTGCTGCTGTGAATATAGTTCCAATTGCACTTAGTTTGGTAGCAGATGCTACGGAAAATGCTGACGCTTGTGTAGTATTATCAGGAAATTTTAAAGTTGTTCCAGCGCCTGATAATGTCAGATTTCCTTGAATGATTGTATTTCCACTTACATCCAACGTTGTATCACATTTCATAGCAGTTTTCGCATTAACTTCTTCAAATGACATACGTAGTGTTGGAACTTCTACATTTGATAAATTGTAGTGACTGAAATTTGTATAATATTTCGCATTATTTGCCAGTCCTTTGTTAAAAAATACTAACCCTGACGTAGTTGCTGTGTTTGGTACAAAACTCATAGATGCCCCATAAAATACTGTTAAATTACTATCTCCAAGATATAAATTTCTATTATAAGAAATAGTAGAATTATTTGCCACATACAAAGGTATATCCATGTAAGCTTGCGAATGTTGGAATTGAAAGTTTTTGAAATTTCCTGCTGGGTCTTTCACTGTGAAATACATATATGCTGCGTTGGCATTGTTTCTAAAACGAAATCCAGCAAAAGCAGGGTCATAATAAGCAGTTAAACTATTACCTGTAGGATTTGCTGGGTCTCTGATGGTCATGTTACCAGTCACATCTATCTGATTTTTGAAAAATGAATTTCCACTCACATCTAAAGTATTTGAATGTATATTATTATTACAAACTATGTCAGCATTGTGTGTTGCTACGTCACTAGCAGTCATTTTTTTCATAGTCAAATTTCCTGAAATATCTACCAATGCTTTACAAAATACATCGCTGTTGAATATGCCAACTGAGTTGAAGGTAGCGAGAGCATTTACGTCTAATTTTTCGAATGTAACATTTCCACTCACATCTAAAGTTGAATCTGCTATCACTGGTCCTTTAAAATACGAATTTCCACTTACATCCAAAGTATTTGAATGCGTGTTAAAATTATTAACTACGTCAGCGTCATGTGTTGCTAATCCAGTATGTGTGCTTGTATTAAAAATACTATTGTTAGAAATATCAAGTGACAATCCATGTATGTTTCCATTTCCAATCAGTGAAGCGTTGGTAACTATTGGACTATTAAATGTACATACTCCATTACTGGTAATTCCTTTCGCTGTAATTGACCCATTAAAAATACTATTGTTACTTACGTCAAATGTTTTCGCATGTAAATTTAAATTTGCAACTACGTCAGCGTTGAATGTAGAATTTCCATTCGCAATTATGTTGCCAGTGAATGTTGAAGTATTTAAAACACTCAAAGATGAAGCACTAATATAACCAGTTGCTGTGACATTAGCTAACGCTGAAGTTCCTGAAATATTCAAACTTGAACCACTAATATTACCAGTTGCTGAAACAGAATTCAAATTCGAAGTTCCAGATACGGTTAAAGATGAAGAACTTATATTACCAGTTGCTACAACTCCATTTAAATTTGAAGTTCCAGTGACATTTAATACTCCAGTTATATTTAATGATTGGTCCATAACTACACTATCTTTAAATTCAATTACTCTACCTACATCTACATCAAAAATTAAATTCTCATCTGTCTTACCATTGATCTCAGCAACATTATTTATTATTCCAATGTTTGCTATTTCAGCATTTATTTCTCCTGCATCAATTTTTAATAATCCATTCATACTTTTACTAATTTTTCCTGAGCCAGATAAGTACATATTATTATCATATGATTAGATAATAATTAAATCAAAATCTTCTTAATGGTGAAATCAAATTCATAAAGTTCTTCAACTTCTTCCCAAGTTAAATTAACTTCTTGCGCTATTTCAAGTTTCATTTCGTCCATTTTTTCATCAGCGAAATATTGTGCTTCCGAAAATGTATCAAATAAACCAAATGGTTCACAAAATACGTCATGTTCGTAATCTTTGAAATATATGGATAATAAATATTTTTCAGACATTGTTATATATTATAACAGAAAAATATTTATTCAATTTTAGTTCTTTCGTGAATTGGAATTCGACAAATGGGGTCTTCAAATTTCTTTAAATTCATATTAGTGTAGGCATTCATTTCATTCTTTAAATTATCAATTATCTCTTCAGTAGTTGCAATTTGAATTTCACTCAACATGTGTCTATATCTATCTAAAAATATTATGTAAGTCAGTGGATTTTTGTAATTTAAAAAATCACAACTTGCGATGATTTCAGTTATCGAATTTTCGATTTCAAATTTATTCATTGTACATTATATTAAGAAAAAAAAATAAACTTTTGTATAAATTATTTTCTAATTACAATATACAATGAGTAAAAGAAATATCAAAAAATCGGAACCAGAACCAGAGCCAGAGCAAATTGAAGAAATTGAATCTGATTCGAGTGAACAATTTGAACATGTAGAAGAAATACCACCACCTACATTGAGAATTTGTATTAGTTGTGGCTCAAGTGCAAATTTATATAAAACTAAAGTTCATAAAACTTGTATTGAATGTCTCAATTTAAGACCAGGAAAAAGTGAAAAACAATTAGAATCATTTAAAAAAGCAAGAGAAAAAAGAATGGAAAATGTGAATAGAAGAAAACAAGAAATAATGGAGCTAGAAAAACAAGCTAAAGAAGAATTAGATAAAAAAATAGTTAGTAAAGCAATCAGTATAAAAAAGAAATTAATTAAACAAAATGCTGAATTAGATAACGTGAGTGATGATGATACTCCTCTCGAAGAAGTGATGAAAATTGCTAAGAAAAAGCCAGTCGTTGCTCAAAAACAAAACCTGGCAAAAAGAGTGACAATTTCCAAAAATCATCAAGAATCAAACCAATATCAACCTGAACCTCAATATCAACAACAATACGTTCCTCAAATCAGAACATTCAATTTTCTTTAAATTATCAATAATAAAGTAGTTGCCATAATTCCTTTGATTCCATACTTTATTATTAAATATTTGAATACTTTGTGAAATATGTAATTAATTACTTCTGACACGTAATTGATTTCATTATAGAAATTTTCTTTTTATCCAATCCCATAAAACCATACGAACTTTATAATTTAATTCAACTTTTTTAATTAATTGATTTTCATGTGCAAAATCTATTTGTAATTTAATTTGATTAATTTCTAATTGAGATATATTTCCATTAAATGCTTTTGTTAATATTTCAACTACGAATTCTTTTTTATTAATGTTATATTTTTTTTTGACAAGTTCTTCAACACAATAACAAACAAAAAGAATTAATTCATTATCTATGTGATTATTTTCTTTCAATTTTGACATATCAATATCTCGTTGTATTTTATCAACTATACATTGCTCAATTGTATGAAGTTTTTCTTTTTTACGTAAAGAGTTTTTAGTCTTAATGTAATGTAAAGGATTAGACATTATATATACTTTATATTGAAAATATTTCATTCAAAATAAAGATATAAAAAATAATTCTCCGACCCCAAGCGGAATTGGATTTATTGTAAAATTCTAACTTCACGAGTATTAACGTCAATTTCAATGAGAGCGTCATATAAAGCAAATAATCTTAATTGAATGGCTTGAGCTGTGGCAGTATTTATATTAACACGAACATTGATTGGAGCTAAAAGTGATGATACACCCGTTAACATGCTAGTACTAGATGGTACACGCTGTGTGTTCACGCCTACGATGAACATTGCTGCTGCAGTGTAAGTATCTGGATATGAAGCACTAGTTACATTCCAAGTTCCAGGAGATAATCCGAGAGTAGAAGATAGAATGTTTCTATTGCCGAATAAAGCCAAACATAATTCACTGATGATTCCAGCCTTATTGTTAGTAGTTGATAAAGCACGTTGTGGGTAAAGAACACCACCGACTTCGAATTGAAAATCTCCATTATTTGAGGAGATATCAATTGATGAATGCTTGCCATTTCCAGTCGTAGCACCAGGAGCAACAGCAGGAGAAGAATGGAGTAACAAACTCTGGATTGAGGCAAGCCTAAAATTGAACGGTAATTGAAAAGAACCAGATGAACCAGAGGCGAGAGGTTGAGAACCAGTAGCAACTGAAGAAGATTTCAAAACAATTTTTCCAGATTGATTAGCGAGAGAAGAGTAGTAAGATTCTACGGCAGGGTCAAAATTTATGACGTCGTAGCATAATTCGAAATTTGTGAGTGTGTACCCAGTTGGAGTGTTAGTAGAGTTGAACATATTTGCAATTGTATCTAAAGTTAAAATTATTCTGACAGAACCAAACAAAAATAATGGAACATATGAATCACATTGAGATAGAACACAAGGTAAAGGCGCGCTAAGAAAAAAAGAATCTGGACTAGCTGTTAAAAGTCTTCCATTCACGCTATTCATTGAGAATGCAGCTGTAGTAGAACCATAGCCGAGAGCTTGAGATAATCCTTGTTTTGCAGCTACATCAGTTTTGAGATTGACCATATCTTCACAATATAAATTGTAATCAATTATATTCTCAGTCACTTGTGAATTGAAAAGCATTTGAAATTGATAAAATGGACTATATGCTGGACAGCCGATCATTTGACCAGCACTGGAAGCCATACCCGATGCTGTAAATTTTGCACGATAATACAAACTTGCTGGATTAAGAAATCCTTTTCCAGTCACCAAATCTACGATAATTTGTTGATTTTCTGTGAAAGATGAACCATTTATAGGATTTGCAACCATTGAATTACAAGAAGTTGAGGGAGGCAATTGTCCCATTTGTTTTGGAGCTACTTCTGACGGTAAAGACATTATATAAATTATACTCATATAAAAAGACTTTCAAAATAAGAAATAATTAAAATGCCTTAATCAAAATAATTTGGATTTGTTTTAACTAAAAAATCTAAATCTGAAACATTCGTATTTTCGTTAGTTTCTTTATTTGGTTCTTCATTAGTTTCCTCAATTATTTCCTGTGGTATTTCTTCACTTACTAAATTCATTTTTCTTACAGCATTGTATTGACCTATTCTAAATGTGCTTAAAACAAATGTCATTGACCAATCACAATTATTAAAATTAATCAAATTTCCATATTCATCAGTAACTCTAATATCTATATTATTCATTTCAAATACTCTTAATTTAGAACCAGTTTCACCAGTAGTATTGTAATAATTAATTTGTCCCCAAGGTGGTTGGTCATTGATGACAGTGCTAATAATTGTAGTTGTAGCATAATTAGTTGTATCTAAATTAGAACTACTAAACTGAGGACAATAAATTTTCAATTTTTTAATTCCTAATAAATTCAAAGCAAATGGTGCAGTTAAAAAATCTGCTGTTGCATAATAATCAGTTCTATAATCAAATCCTAAAATTCTAAAACATGTGGAAGATGAATGATTAATTCTATAAAAAAATCTATCTCCTGTTTTTTTATATTCCATCGTAATTATTCCATTTATTTCATTTAATGTTAATAAAAAAGTGTGACCATTCAATAAAAATGCATCATGCATCGCTGTGAATAATGTTCTATAATCATAATTACCAACTGGAATTGTAATTATGTAATCAGTATAAACTCCTAGATGAAATATAGTATAACTTAAAATATGATTTGAATAATTGACAATGTAAAAACTAACTGGAAATACGGCAGAATCAAGTCCTCCTTCTAAATATTCTACATTATCATCACGAGATAAAATATTTGGAAATGAAAATGTTAAATCAGATAAGAATGAACCATTATTAAAAATAGTTGCGTCGTTGCTATTGACATTGATAATTTTTTTTTCTTTAATATATTCTGACATTTATATATAATTATACACTACAATTAAAAATTGTATTATACCAAAAAAATATAAAGTTAGTATTCTTCTGGTTCTTAAAAATCCGTATCATCATCTTCTTCAATTGTTGGTAATCTTCTGAGTTCTTTTTCTTCGTCAATCAGTATTTTTCCTTGTTCAATTTCTCCCAAAGATAATTGAATCAGTTCTTCATACATGTTGATTTCATCGACTGCTTGATCATATTCTTCATCAGTTACATAATCACCATTTTGTAATTCTTTAATTATTCGTTTGTAGTCTTTAATTTTTGATTTTTCTTCTGCGATTGACGCTTCATATTGTTTTTCTAAATCAGATTTATTTCCTGAACCTTTGGGTCGTCCTGAACCTGGTTTTCTCAATCGTTTTTTTTCTTCAATTGGTTTTCTTTTTGGAAAATTTAATTCAGGTTCTTCATCTTCTCCTACATTTCTCTTTTCTACTTCACCAATCATTTCATTCATCACGTCACCAATCATTTTTTCAGATTTTTTCGATTCTCTTTCCTTACTAGCTTCTTCTATTTCTGCTAATATTCCCTTAGATTTACGTTGTTCTTCCTCTATTTTTTTAATTTTTTCTTGTCGTTTTTGTTCTGTTTTTTTTATACTTGCTTCATTTTTTTCTTGCATTTTTTTAATTCTTTCTTCATCTTTACGATTTTTTTCTTCTTCATCTTTTTCTTTTTTTTTTGATAATGTTTCTTCAATAGTTTGTTGTCTTCCAGTTTCTATTTTTTTTGCTCTTTCTTTAATTACGTCTCCAAATATATTCGTCGTTCTGTCAGTTACGCCAGTCATGCGTGATGCTTGTGTAATTTCAGTTGGAGCTTCACTTTCAGCATATTCTTTTTTATCACTAATTCCTCCAAGTTTAGATAGACTTTCTGGAGTTAAACTTATGAATTGTTGAATGCCTGATTCTTTTATATCTTGACTTGGTGCTGAAAAATCTTTTGGAATTGGTGGTGGTGATTGTGCTCTAGGTGGTGGTGGTTGTGGTAATTCAGTTTGTGTTTCCATTTCTCTTAAAGTTACTGATATTGCTGATGGGATATTTTCTGTTTGTATTCCAAAATCTGTGAATGATGGTTGTTGATATTGAGTTCCAAAATCTTTAACCATTTTTTGTTCTGTTTGTGTTTCATTTTCAGTAAATCTAGTATCAAATGATTTATTAAAATTATTTATTGATTCTTGAACCCAATCATCTACATTAGCAAATGAACTACCGTAATCAGTGAATGACATGGTGATTGGTTCATCTAAATCTCTGTATGCTACTAAATTTGAAATTATATTTTGTCTTGGTGCAAAATTAGTAAATGTATCTAATTCAATTGAAGGAGGATTTGCGTCGATTGGTTTGATTGTTGGACCTTTCGGAATTGGAGGTTGAATTTTTAAAGGAGGACGTGGAACTATCGATGGAAATGTTGTTGGAAATTCAGTTTGTCTTTTAGTCCAATCAGAAATATTTTCTAACATTTGTCCAGTTGCATCTAAAAATGAATTGAAAGTTGATGAAGGTGGAGTTGGTGAGACTTCTTGAGATGTTGGAATTACATTCGGAATTGTGGGGGTCATCATAATTTGTGATGTTGTAGTAGTTGGTGGAGTTACTGGTAATGTAGTAGTTGAAACTGGTGGTGTAAAATATGTAGCAGGTTGTTGATTTATAAACATAGGAACATATTGAGGTGTAGGTAATTGAATAGGTAATTGTTGTGGTTGTTTCACTTGTTGTTTTACGCCAGGCAATCTTTTTTTTCTGGCAGGTTTCTCACCAAGACGAATATTTATTTTAACATTTTGTTGTTGTTGTTGTTGTTGTTTTGCTTTTTTTTGTTTTTGTTTTTGAGTTGTATTTTTTTTAGCCATTATACTAAATCAATATATTTTTTTTTATTTAAAGTAAGTTTTCAAATCTTCAAATGGATTTACTGGCAGTTGTATCTTATCAATTTCTTTTTGTTTATCAATCATATTCAACATTCTAACTTGTTTTTTTGCATTTGAAAGCGTAGTATGTTTAGAATGTATTTGATTATTTTTGACATTTTTAATTTGATATGAATCTTTATTTCTCAATTTACGTATTTTATAAACCATAACTTACATATATTGAATAAAATAATTTATTACTTATAATATAATGATGAATATAGAAATAATTGAACATAATCGTCCTAAATTAAAAATACCAGAATGTGTATGTGATGATGAATTACATCCAATGTTAAATAATTATGAGTTACTCAAATTAGCATTTAATAAATTATCAACAGCAAGCCTCATTTTAGGAATTCCAGGTCAAGGTAAAACAACATTTATGCAATCACTATTCAGCACGAACAAAGCATTGAGGGGTAAGTATTCTAAAATATTTCTATTTTGTCCTCCTCGTTCTAGAGAAAGTATGTTAGATGGAGCATTAAATGCAATTCCAGAAGAACAAATATATGATGAATTGACTTACGATAATTTGAATGAAGTAATGCAAATATGTAAAATGGAAAATGATAATAAATTAAAAACTAAATTTAAATACATGATTATCATGGATGATATGGGGAGCTATTTGAGAAATAAGAATATTTTAAATTTATTTAAGGAACTTCTTATGAATCGTAGACATCTCAGAATTTCGATTATTGTACTCACACAAACATGGATGTCTTCGCATCCTGAGTGTAGAAAATTATATTCAAATTTTTTCATTTTCAAAGTGAATAAAAGGTCATTATCAGAAATATTTGAAGAAATTTTACAAGAACGAAATAAAGAATTAATAAATGATATTACTGACTTAGTGTATGATGAACCTCATTCATTTTTATACATTAATTCAGATAATGGACGTAAGTTTAAAAATTGGGATGAAATAATTATAAAAGAAAAATAAATATTATTCGAAATTATTTTTTTTGATTGAGTATGTTATATAGTCATGAAATTATCATCTAATATTTTCAAAAAAACAGCACAAGGTGCATCAAACATTTTCAAGAAAGCATCTGATGTTGGAGAGGATGTATTTAAAAAATCATCAGGAGCAGTCAAGATGATTAAGGAACGAGGTCCAGAAATTGCTGAACAAATTTCAAAGGGAGCAGGGCAAGCAGAAAATATTTTAGGAAAAGTATCTAAAATTTCAGGTAAAATAGCAGGAAGTCCAATTACCGCAACTTTACCATTCGGTTCAGCTATAGCCTCAGGGGCTGGGGCATTGTCAAGTGCAAGTAAATTGGGAGCAAAAGGTGCTGGACAAATTTCACAAGCAAGTGATATTAGCAAATATCGCAAGGGTGGGGTAAATAAACAATTAGAAAATGTTCGAGATATTCAGCAACGTGGAAGAGAAATTGAACAAACTGGAAGAGAATTGGGAAATGTATTTATGTAATTAAGTAATTATTTTATCTGAAAGTATAATATAATGGCAACTATGAATAATTTTGTTTTGGTAATTATCAGTAATGATTACTATCAAAGATTTACAAATGTAAATGACCAAGTATATATGATGAATAATACAAATATTCCGCGAGGACAATATAGATGTAGATGGTCTATTAAAACAGGTGTAGAAACAACCGCCGCTTTTAATGTGTATCCAACTATATATTTAAGAACAGCAAACGGACAACAAGCATATAGCGTAAATGGCACAGGAGGTAATCAAATATCTTATTGTTTGGGACCAGCAAGACAAACAGTCAATACAGCAAATAGCACGAGTTATTATTCCTCAGGACCAAATGATAATGTGAATTTTTATTGGAATTATGTTCCAAGTAATGAAATTAGAATAACATTGAGAAGCGCAGTATCTCAAACAGTTTTACATGGAGGTTCAAGTGATTACATATTAATGATTGAAATGGAAAGAGTAGATAACGATTCTGATTAAACAATAATTAATGTTTAACTATAAAATATTGACAATGAAAATTAAGTTAATGATTAACATTAAGTTAATTTAACAGAAATTAAGGTTTAACTAACATTTCTACATGGAATTGGTGCGTTTAAACATTAATAAAATCGATTTTATTAATGTTTAAATGGTATTTTGTATCATTTTTCATCAATTTAAACCTTAATTATGGTTAAATTTATCAAACTTTTAGGTTTAAATTAATATTATGTATGGTCGTAATTAAGTTAAACTTTAATTATTAATTATTTCAACTTAATATACGTATCAGCCATATTAGTACTACTTCCCATCTCACTCATATCTTTTGCTAATTTCTTATTTTCTTCACTCGTTTGTTTATACTTATCAGTTAAATAAGTATGTCTCATAGAATTTACAGCAATTTTTTTTCCTCCAAAAATTCTATTCATATATTGATTTAATTTTATTGAAGTCATTTGGTTTCCATTTTTATCTCTCAATAAATAATCTGCATCATTGATAGTAATCCATCTATTTAAAATATTTTTGAGTTGTTGAGGTATTTCTAATTCTTGCTGTCCATATGTCTTTGCAGTTTTATATTTATTAAAAACAAATTTGTTTTTGTTAATATAATTATCTTCATCTTTGTTGATATTTTTAATTTTCATTGAACAATAATCTAAACTACGTCTAGGAGGAATAAATATACCACCCAATAATGCTATGATTACATAATTTTGTATTTGTTGCATATCAGCATTAGTTTTATTTGATTTCTTAAATAAAATCTTCGCATCATTTTCTAAATTATCAAATACTTCTCTAATCTGATTAGTCTCAATCCAATTATCTTGTTGAGTTTCAGATTTTTCTTGTTTTTCAATTTCTTTATTGTAATTTGAAACATCATCATTCATCATTTTTCTATATTCATTTTTATCTGTTAATACTACTAATGCACTTAAAATTGTTTTACGTTTATTTGAAGGAACATCTTGAAGATATTCTAAAATTTTTTTATGTTCATCAAAATCTGTTTTTTCAATTTCTTTATTAAATATTTTCTTATGTAAATTCTTTAAAATTGATGTATAAGTTTTAAGTGACCCTTGACTTAGATTTGGACGAAGTTTATTTAATTCTTCCTTAATATTCATTAATTAATGTTTAGATTAAAATTTATCAAAAAATAGCGAATTCTCTTGACGCTCTTTTTTAATTTGTTCAATCATCAATCTCTTTTTTTCTTTTTTTTTTCTCATCATATTTTCATTATAAATTCTTTTTTTAATTCTTTTATCTATGAGATTATCAATAATTAAATATTTGATTTCTACTAAGTCTGTCATATAAATAACATTTAGATAAAAATGTAACATATATAGTTTTTGCTCATTTATTTTACTCATTTTTTTTGCTCATTTTTTTTGCTCATTTTTTTGCTCATTTTTTTTGCTCATTTTTTTTGAGTAATTGCTCATTTTTTTTGCTCATTTTTTTTGCTCATTTTTTTGCTCATTTTTTTTGCTCATTTTTTTTGCTCATTTTTTTTGAGTAATTGCTCATTTTTTTGAGTAATTGCTCAATTTATTTTGCTCAATTTATTTTGCTCATTTTTTTTGCTCATTTTTTTT